GCAGACATTTTATTGACAGCATTACCCGCATCTTCCATCTCGTCTGTGATACCGGTTTCACCAAAACCACGCAACCTACCCCATACGTCTTCTAATATCGTCTTGAGGATTGTCACTTCATGGGTGAAGTCAAGGAGAGGAATCTTCGCCTCTTTGAATGCTTTGAATAAGTCTGCCGCAGATATTTGTACATACATATCCATTAGGTTAGCGGCGGCTTTCTCTACATCCTTTATTTGTGCTACTGTTGCGTTAGAGTAATTTCCTACGGCGGCGGAGGCTTCCTGAAAAGTATCAACTAATGTTTTTTCAAGAGCCTTGAAATCTAAATCCATGTTCTCCGCGATTCCCATTAGTTCTTTCATCTCCTTTTGCCACTCTATCATCTCCTTCGTTAGTTTTTCATAACCCAAAAACTTTGCCGGAACCATGCGACCCATTACTGTCATTGGGGAGGTCCACACTTCTGCACCCTGCTTCGCGTCTAATGCTCCTTGAATATCTCTTGATATTAGACTTTGTTCATACCTGTTAGTTGATTTTGCAAGTAAATCCACCGCATCTTGTTGCAGTCTGTATGCGTTTGTTAGATGCCTTATAGACTCAATCGAGCCTTTAGTTGCTATTGCTTGTATCAGAGAGTCATTGACATCCATATAGGTGTCGTGTAACTCTTCCAACTTTCTGGTTGCTTCAGCCATAGCACCAACAAACTCCCACACAGCCGCAATTGCTATACCCAATGTAATTGCAACCATCCCCCAAGGGTTAGCCAGAGTTGCCACAGTATTTGCCTGTGTTGCCTTAGTCATCGCCAACCACGCCGCTGTTAATCCCCCTATAAGCCATGTTATTGTTTTTATTATTACCATTGCAACGAAACGAGCGATTAGAACTTTTAGTATTATAGATAGTGTCTTAGCCGCGCCTCTGAACTTTTTGACTTGTTCTTGCATCCCCACCATCATTCTGACTGTACCTGTCATTACATCTATCAAACCGCGAAGACCAAACTCACCGCCCAGTTCACCCAACGCTAACCATGCTTCTCTTAGAGAAGAAGTCAATGCTTTTAATGCACCAAACAAGGTGTCATCCATTATTGATGCCGCTAACTTTGTTTCGCCCGCGAACTCGTGCATACGGTCAACAGACTTCCCAATTTCCTCATTCATTTCAGACAACGCAAGAGCAGCGCCAACAGGACGACGAGCAAAGATGCGGAGCATGATTGCCGCGAACTCTGTTGTATCGTTCAACCTCTTGCCCGCTTCATTCAGGGTGTTGAATACATCTGCAAGATCGTGTGTGACAGGATTTACATCTTGAATAGTTAGCCCAAGCCTTTTGAGTGCGTCCTTAACCTTGTCTGTGGGGCTAATAAGAACAGCCAGTACACCACGCATCTGCGTACCCGCCATACTGCCTTTGATGCCTTGATTTGCCATTACACCAAGCGCTGCTGTCACTTCTTCTAGGCTTATTCTCAACGAACCCGCGAGAGTACCTGCATATTGCATAGCAATACCTAGATTCAATACATCAGTGTTCGCGTTATTAGCCGTAATCAAAAGGGCATCAACAACACGCTCTGCGTCATACGCTTCTAAATTGAACTGGTGAATAGTGTTGGCAACCATATTACTTGCCTCACCCAGACCAATAACAGCGGCAGTAGCCAAGTTCAAGGTATGCGAAATCATTTCATTGACTTCAGCAACTTCATAACCTGCTCGTGATAAAAAGATCATACCTTCCGCCGCTTCGTTAGCAGAAAATCTAGTGGTTGCCCCTAGATGACGAGCAGTTTCAGCCATGCCTCTCATTTGACCATCAGTTGCTTTCGTAACAACCTGAACAGTAGCCATTGCTTTTTCAAAATCAATGATGGTGCGGACAATATCGCGGATCACGAATAATCCGACAAGCCCCCCGACCAATAGCCGCATATTTTTTGCAAGACCCTGTACCTTTGCACCCGCCACAGTAGCAGAAGTACCAATACCAGTAGTAGCGGCGGCAAATGCTTTTGCGCCCGCTACTGCCTTTGTCGCATCAATGCGAAGTCCGAGTGTTTGTATTAGTGCCATCAGTCTTACTTATCTATCGTCTAGCGTTTCTTGTTATCGTCTTTTGTCTTTCGTGTTGTTCTTGCATTTTCTCGTTTGAATATGTAAGGAACTCATTGTCTAACTGTCGTATGTAGTACATATACTCATCTCTACTTTCCAAGTCGTTTATGTCCTTCATGTCAAGCCATGCAACAATTTCAGATACAAGGATTCCTGATGGTCCTACTTCAGATATATTTCTTGTTGAACTTAGTTCACCAAACGCCTTCCAATAACAAAATAACCACTCATCTAATTCGGGAGCATTGTCTAGTGCCGCTACTTGGATTCCTGATTCTTGTTGCTTGAGGAGGGTTTTTTCGTGCTTTCCCCACTCAAGTTGGAATCGCAAGCAGTCTCTAAGTTTTTTCCCGACTCCTCCATTTCATCTTGTCTGAATATCTCTGCTTCGCCTGCAACATCTTTCACGATGCTGTAAAAGTCAGGATATGTGTCAAATAGTTCCAGAGCCTTTTCCTTAGAAAACTCGATTGGCTTGCCGATCTCATCTTCAAGATTTTCCCAATCCTGAAGAATATGCTTTGCAACCGCCTTCTTTGCGAGATTTTCCATGTCCTCGATGTTCATTGTGCCGAGCCGCATTTGACGCATAAAGGGTTTTGCGAGTTTGCGTATTTCTTCTTCGTATGCAGGACTGCCCAAACGAGCAACCTTTAGACGAAGATCACTTCCACAGTCCACCCAAACGCCTTCGGTGGTTGCTTTTAGTCTACTTATTCTGAATGCCATACTATTTGTTCCTTCTTCTAGTAGGGTTGAGTTGGGTCAAACCACACCACCCACTGTGATGTGGTCAATGTAATGTCTATGCAGTATATTTTGCTATACGCATTGTGATTCCTTCAATTGGGTCCCTTAGTGCTTCCCAAGCCATATCTGCAATAATATCTTGGTTTTGTCCTCCCGCAACCCTTTGCCCAGAAGTAAACTTGACAGCAGGGAAATCAAAAATATAGGCATTGCCATCTGTATCTTCCGCGATAAACGCAAGTGAAGTTGTATCAAAGTCCAAATACTGATCCATCATTGCTTTGTTTTCGTAGTATTTCGTAAGTGTGCCTGACACATTACAAGTACCCATACCAATGCTCTGTGTTCCAAGTTCACCGAGTAAGTATCTAGCACGAAGGTTATTGTTTATAGTAAATGAGAACCCCGTACATTCAACGTCTTGGTATCCACCGAATGACCCTGCCCCCGGCGGAACAAGTGTCCCATCCCCTTGTCTTCGACCTTCTCTCACAGCAACAATGTTATCAATGGAGTTCATTGGATCATTTGTATTAGCGTCGGTTTGACTGCTATCGTTATGGGTAGTTTTATCTTCTTCATCTTGCCCTATCCATGTAAATGAACCCGTGATAATTGACTCTGGTGCGACAGTAATAGTCATAGAGTCAACCATCATACCGCCGTAACTAACAAACCTGCCGTCTGTGGAAGACACAGTATCCGTAAACTCTTTCACTATCGTATGAGATATAGCAGTTGTTCCATTCGTTATCTCTGGCAATAAATCAAGAACGGCAGTTGAATCAAGAGTATTAGTTATGAGTTGACTGCCCTCAACTCTAATTTCGTCCGAATCCTTGCGGGTTTTTATTTTGTAATACCCATCATTTTGACCGGTGTTTTCAGAAGCAGATATTTTTATCCATCTTCCTTCACGCCATGCGACATCAAAAAAGTTGGAAGTAGCATCAATGTCTTGGTCAGAACTATTGACAGTACCTCCTTGGAAATTATAGGAGTGACTGCCATCTGGGATATTTTCTCCTGCATCCCAGATGGGGGACATCAGCACCGACTGTAACAGAAGGTTAAAATTAGCAGTATTGTGGCTAGTAGCAACTGCATCGTCATAAGTCAATTCCCAAGCAGTATCGCCCGCCACACTAAGGTTAGTACGAGAAACAGCAGGAACCTGACGATCTGATCTGAGTTCGGCTGATGAAGTTGACGAGGTTTCTTGGTGTAGGGACTCGCTCGTTGTTCGCATAGCCCTATACCCGCCAAACGATATGCCGGGATCAGAGCCATAAGAACCCGACTCGTGATTGAAACTTAGTGATGTTCTATTTGAATCAGTCATGTAATTGTGTCCTTACTTATCATAAACAATCACTAATTATTATGCTTCATACTTTGCTATACGCATTGTTATGCCTTCAACGGGATTCATAAGTGCTTCCCAAGCCATATCTGCGATAATGTCTTGGTTTTGCCCGCCCGCTACTCTTTGACCAGAAGTAAACTTGACAGAGGGAAAATCAAAAACATAAGCGTTGCCGTCCGTGTCTTGTGTGATGATTGCAAGTGAACTTTCTGTGAAGTCCAAATACTTCTCCATCATGTTCTTGTTTGCATAGTATTTCGTGATTGTGCCTGATACATTACAAACCCCTGATCCAATACTCACTGCACCAAGCGTCCCAATCTCCATACGAGTACGGAGGTTGTTGCCCGTTGTGATCGAGAACCCTGTGACATTGCTAGTCACATACCCCGTGTATTCAAATACATTAGTACCCGTATCATCACCTATTTTTGCGCCTTCCATTACTTTTGGAACATTGTCAATACTGTTCATGGGGTCATTAGCGTTTGCGGCATCGTGCTGTCCCACCGCTTCGGTTTCTGTGTCTAAAGATGTTTCGCTCTTACCGATCCAACCAAACGAACCTGTAATAATTGATTCTGGTGCAACCGTGATGTTCATTGTGTCAATCATCATCCCGCCATACGAAGCACATCGACCACTATCACCGGAAGTAATATCTTCATATATGCGCTCAATTGTATAAGATGATTGGGCTACTCCGTTCACTATTTGTGCCAGTCTTTCCGCAGTGGCAGTCGTGTCGGTTTCATCTTCAAGATACTCCGCTGTTGCGCCTTCAAGATAGATGTCTTGACTTGATACTTTAGTTTTGATTTTGAAAATGCCGTTATTGCCTGCTTTTGACATCCCCGTAATCCGTATCCATTCACCCTCCTGAAAGTTACTAAAGAGAGTGCCGCTACTGCTTCCTGTTTGCACCCGATTTGTGGCTTCAGTAATAACAAAGCCACTATGCCCAGAAGTGACGATCTTGGTACTCCAACCCCCGTCATCCATAATCGCCGATTCCAACAATCTATTGAACTG